ATTCTCTAACATAAGAGTTATTCTTGCTAACATTTCTCTTGCTACTGCACCTTTGTTTGCCAGTATCGCAATCGTTTTTTCGGGGTGAAAACATGCATACCATAATAGATATGCAACTGAACTAATTGATTTACCTGATTTTCTACATGCCAATACAATAGAAAATCTGTTGTTATCAAAATGAGAAAACATTTGATGTTGATATGGATATAGTTTAAAAGGCACAAGACCTTTGTCAAGTGAAATAATTTTTAAATACGTTTCGCAAAAGTATGCAGGGTCTTTACTACACTTTACGTATTCTTTGATTTCTTTCTTAGTAAAGTCATGTTGAACACCATCACGTTTAACATTTACGTTACCGAGATAAGTATCATTCTTCTGGTTCAACATCTATAATATTCTCTTTTTGTATTAATCTTTGTAATTCTGTAGTTGTGCCTACAAAAAGATTATTAGTCGTTTGTCCTATTTGTTTGATATCCTCTTCATTTTTTACTTTTTTTAATTTAGCATTAACGTCCATCAACTTGTCGTTAACATCTGCTATTTGTTTTACCATGTTACCAAATACTTCAAAAGCACGTGGGTGTTCTGATTCTCTGGCAACATCTGCCATTAAATCTAGAGTCTCTTTACTCTTTTCTATAAGTTCATAGTAAGTTTTACGACTGTATTCGTAATCTGCATCTACGTTTTTATTATCTGTTTCTTTCATGTCCTATCTCCAACCACCCAGTTATAATGTATTTATCTTCTTTTAAATCTGGATTCGCACGGTGTGTATGTGTAAAATATGCAGGCCAAATAACTAATTTACCAGTTTCTGGTTTTATTGATAGTTCTTGATGCATAAAATCTGTATATCCTGTATCAGTATCATTTAAATAAACCATCCAAACACCAAATCTATTTTCACTTTTTGATGTTTTTGGATTAAATACATCTAATTCAGAATGCCATTTAGTAAAACCACCACCTTCTGTACTTTTTTGAAATTTATATCCAGTAATGATATAATTTCCTTCTTCTATATGCCACTTTTTAAAACATCTTTTAATATGTTTTTTAATAATAGAATTCAATTGATTATAAAAAGGTTCAAAAGATTCAAACTTATGACAAGCAGTAATAGATACGTCTTTTCTAATTTCATTAGAAACATTCGCACAATTGATTCCAACTTCACCAGCGATTAACTTGTTTTCATACCAAGATATCATATCATTACAAACCTCTTTATTTAGAGTGTTCTTTTTTTCATATATCATATATTACTTATATTATCGGAATCTACTGTATTGAATCCATAATCACTATCTGCACTTACATTTGCTGGTGTTGGTGTTATATTTTGTGTTTTGTAGTAATCACCACTATCTGCCGCACTATCAATGATAAACAAGTTATTACTAACTTCACGAATAATTTTACTTGTGCCAAGTGGTCCGTGAAAGTTTATTTTCATTTCAAAACTTAATGTATATACAATTGTTCGTCTTTGTTCTATTGAACCTTCAAAGTCATCTGTAAAAGAAACACTTGTCAATGTAATTGGTACGTCTTCACTCAATGCAACATTACTAAAAGGTTTTACTGAAACAGTATATTGTGGCGTAAAGAATGGAAATATTTGTTCTACTATTTGTAGTGCATCGTCTTGAGATTTAGCATAAACATTTAAATCAAAATTAATGTTGTATGGTGTTGCAGTAAATAACTTTTGTCTTGATATTGTTGAACCAGCAAGAACTTTATTTAAGTTATTCATCTTATTTAATTGTCTTGTTTCATCGTACGCTATACCATTTATTTCAAAAGACATACGTGGTAATTTAATTGCAACGAGTCTTTCATTTTGTTCGCCATTTGTCATTTGTTCTATTCGAGCAAGAAAGTTTCTTTTTGGCGCATATGATAGTGGCACTTTAACTTGTGAAATAGTTTCACCTGCAGAGTTCTGTCTAAGTACATAAAGATTATTAAATAACGACCCAAAGACACTTACTGCACTTCGAACTCTTTTGTGATAGAAATGAGTACCAAACATTACGACATATCTCCAAATGGATTACCTTCACTAAAGTCTAGAAAGTCTGACTCAAAATCGTCAAAAGTTTTATTCTGATTATCACTCAATATATCATTTATTTGATTTATTGAAGTCGGTGTTGCCACGTGTTGACTTTGGTTACCAATAATACTTCTAGTTGTAGTCCATTCATGAAACAATCCATCAGTTGCGCCACTGTGAATTAGTTGTAAAGTATTACCAGAATCAGATGCAAATGCAACTTCTCCAATCATATTATAAGTATCGAATACTTGTGTGACAGTTTCACCTTGAATAAATCTACCACCACCTGAATCAAGTGATAAATTATATTTGAAAGAACCTTCTGTTTCAACATCTTGTATTGTGTCTACGCCAGTATCAAAGTCTTCACCACTGTACTCAAACAATTCACATTGTAATCTAAATGTTGGTAAATCTTTTAATTGATAAAATGGTGTTTCAGTTTCAACTCTACGTATTTCAAACATAGATTCAGACATTGGTAAATATATTAAATCACCTTCTCTTGGTCTAAAGTTTGCTACCTCTAATCGTTTACCAACTAATTGCACCCATCTTTTTCTTGAAACAATAAATGTTGCTTGGTCCCTTAACTCTACACCAAACTTTGTAAATAAATCTCCTTCACCTTCAAACCCTTCTGCATTTTCAATATACATTTCTACTTTGTATGCATCTGAAAATCTAGATGGAACGTCATCTAAAAAGATTTTATCTTTGTTAACTATTTCTCTAGGTAAATAATAGACATCTTGTCCAAACATCTGTAAAGATTCTATAACTAAATCCTCAAAGAGTTGTTGTTCTGAACGAACTTTCTGTTTAAAATACTGGTTTGTTGCCATGACCTACCCTACAAAGAAATTAGGTGGATTGTCATACTCGTTTCTTAGTTTTTCTATTTCTCTTTCTATTTCTTCTTTAGCATCATCAATCAATTGTCTACCATTTAACGTCACACCACCAGGGAGTGTCATACCTTCGAATTTACTTATATTTTCTCCCCATTGTTTTTTCAATATCGCAGTTACATAATTTTTCATGAATAAATTATTGTAAACACCACCAACACTTTCTGCTTCTTCAACAAACATTTCAAGCATGATGTAATCGCCAACCTTTATATCGCCACCATCACGTAAATCACCAGCGATAAACAATGTACCACTGTGTCTACTAAATTGTATTTGAGGTTGACCAGTAAGTTTTAAATCAATCATAGAAAGATATTGTTGCATGTGTTCGTAATATGCTAAATCACCTACACCTGTTGCCAAATCTGCAAGGTCATTTAATCGCATTTGATATTTGATATCAAAGAAGTTTACATTTGATGTTGAATCACCTATCATAAAAACTTTTACAACATCTAGTATTCTATTTGCAACTGCTGGCAAAGCGGTGTTTAAATCAATACTTTTAGCATCAACCATTGCTTGAGTAATTAATACAGGTTGAAAAACTCTTAACTGACCATCTGCGGCATACTCACGAAATAACTGTAAACCATCATCAATTCTATCTTCGATTTGGTCATCGTCTACATTTATTTCTATAACTGGATATCCAAGTCTACGTAGTACGTAGTCTCTAAAATCATTTCTGTTACTTATTTTTGCCATATTACTATTTATCTATTAATTCAATAGAGTTCCTGAGTTATTGTATACGTTAATTCTGTAGTGTGTACCTTCTTGGCCATCTAACGTTGCGGCATTTAGACCACTACCATTTGAGTCAACTGTTTGTATTAGTGCCATTACATGATTTGCATTTAGTCCAAACTGACCACCAGAACTATCGTAAGTTAATCCTGCTTGACCAGTAGATAAATTATCTCTTGCAATCTTAATTATGTCTGCAGAGTCTACATTTAAATTACCAACTGATAATGTACCAGATATATCTGCATTACCCGTGACACCTATACCAGTTGAAGTTGCATGGAGAATATTTCCAGTACCATTTAAGTGTAAAGCAAAAGTACCATCACCTTGAACTCGATTATACCAAATATTACTACCATTGTCAATTCTAAGTTGATAATCAGAATCAGTTGATATTTCAGTTCTTCTATTAAAGGTAGCACCAGCACCAAAGGTTGCATTACCTCTATCAGACATATCTAATGTCAATGCAGTAAATGTAGTGCCATCACTAACACCTCTAAATTTAATATCATCATCTGAAATTACAGCATCTATATGTACAGCACCGGTGGCGTCGCCAAAGTTTGCAAACTGAGTACCACCATTGCTTAATTTAATATCTCCACCATCTGCATCAAGTGTTATATCACCACCTACATCTACAGTAAGGTTTCCTGCATGGATTAAATTACCACCAAGAGTTATTTGGTCGCTGAATATTGCCGCACCACCTGCAGACATATCAAGAGTAAGTGCATTAATCCCAGAACCACCATCATTACCTCTAAATATTATGTCCTTATCTTGTACAGCAGATTTTATTTGTAAATCAGAACTAGAATTTTCTATAACACCAATTTCTGTACCACCATCTTTAAATCTTATATCTCCACCATCAGCATCAAGGATAATATCTCCTGCAACATCTAATGTTAAGTCACCACTAGATAAATCTATTTCTGTGCCATCTATCGTGATATCATCTACTTGTAATGCATTTGTGTTTATTGAACTAGAAGCAAGATTACCTATTGTGGCCGAGTCTGCAGTCGCAGTCGTACTTGCCATAAGTCCAGTGACAGAGACACCAGTTGTGGTTGTTTCTAACCTTTTAACATTATCTTCATATAATTCTACCGAACTATTGTCTCCCATGACAATATAGTTTTCATCGTGTGTTCCATTTTGAAGTGCAAAAGTATCTGCACCAATATATAATCCACCCGTACCCGTATGTGTAAATTTAGTATTGTTTCCGTCATGTCTTATGTTTGCATCACCACCAGTTCCAAATTTTATAAAATGCTTATCACCGAATGTTAATGCTTTTTCAGACTTATCGTAAACTACTGCACCCGCAGAGTCAAGAGTTAAATCACCACCAACTGTTAACCCAGTAAGAGTACCAACACTTGTAATATTAGACTGTGCGGCACCTGTAACAGTAGCGGCAGTTCCTGATACATTACCAGTTACATTACCTGTAACATTACCTTCTAGAGTATCAAGTTTTAATGTACCTAAACTGTAAGAAGCATCTGCTTCATTAATACTACCACTTGGGTTTGAATCGTATTCATCTATTAGTTTCCATTTATCATCTGAAACATCATAGTAAATACCAACATAAGTAAATCCTACACCTGAAGAACCAGTGTTTCTGTTTGAGAAGAAACCAGTATCGACATTAATTGGTCCAGCAGTACCTGCCCATCTTGCGCCCGAATCGTGACCCGTAGTTGATGCAAAGTTGATTGAAATGTTATCAGTTGAATGAATCATCTGAGCAGAACCAGTAATTGGTTGCTTAGTTAATACTGGTGAAGAGAATGTACTATCTGCGGCAAATGCTACTTCAAATGTATCTACGCCACCTGCACCTGTACCAACACCATCAATTCTAACATAATAGTTTTGATTCGCAGTACCAGTAAAGAATCCTGAATAGAAGGCATCATCTAATCCTGTACCCGAAAAAGTTGTTCCTGCCTCACCGATTGCATTACCTTCATTCAATCTGAACATTGGTGTACCAGCAGTTAAGTCTGCAGACGATACAGAGGTTGTTGACCCTAGAACTGTTAAGTTTCCGTCAATCTGTAAATTACTTCCTATGTGACCCGAAGTCACAACTCTTAATGAGTCAATTGTGTGTGCTTGTCTGTTAAGTAAAATTACACCCGTTGAAGCATTCGAACTTACACACCAACCTAAACATATTGGATAGTTTGGATATAGTGGTGTAGAATTTGATAATAAACCAGAACCTAGACCAACAAAGACTTTTTGACCTGCAGTTAAACCAGAAGTATCTAGTCCTGATAACTGACCAGAAGTCTGAATATATCCATACGAATTATTTGGTATTGCTACTGCAGTTAAACCTTGTGCATTGTATTTTGCAGTATCAGTTGCATCTGCAAGTGCTACTGTTGGTACATCTACTGCACCGCCCGTGTAGTTACCAGAGAAGTATACTGGTTTACCTTTTGTGATTGTTGCACCACTATTGTTATAAACTCTTTGATGTTCTTCAATACCTACTTCGTGAACTAAACCACTAACGTCACTATAGAAACCTATCGTTTTATTACTATCATCGTAGAAAAGTCTACCTTCTTTATGTGCAGGTACGTTTGTAACACCTGTTAATAATTCTAGTTGAGTTGCATTTACTGAATCTGCTTGTAATACACCTGTAGTTCTTAAGTTACCTATATCTGCAGAATCTATTGTTGCCTGACTCGCAGTAAGTTGTGTATTCGCTAAATTTGTAACTGTCGCAGAATCTACAAATAAATTATCGGTATTGATACTAGTCGATGCTATATTTGTTACTGTAGCAGAGTCACTTGTAATTGTACCTGAGTGTAATTTATTTGTTGCGGCAGAATCAAAAGTAGCATCTTTACCAGTCAATTGAGTTGTGACTGCTACATTTTTAAGTGTTGCCGAATCTGCAGTTAAGTCGCCAGCATGAAGCACGTTAGCGGCCGCAGAATCAAATGAAGCATTGTCAATTGTTAATTGACTACTCGCTATATTTGTAACAGTTGCGGAATCACCTGTAATTACTTTAGCAGTTAATACAGAGTTTGCAATATTTGTTATTGTCGCACTATCACCAAAAGCAGAATCAAAGTTAATAAACTCAGTTGAAAATTGTCTGATATCAGAACTGTCTGCATTTAAAGTATTAATCGTTGCACTATCAGATGTAATCTGTGAAGATGTAAACTGTGTATTTGCTAAATTTATAATTGTTGCAGAATCAATTGTTACTGCACTTGCATGTATTGTATTGTGAGCAGAACTATCAAAAGTTGCATTATCAACAGTTAATTGAGTACTTGCTAAATTTGTAATTGTTGCAGAATCATTCGCACTAGACTTATCTAATAATTGATGCCATGCACCAGCATGAGCAAAGTAACCTTTACCTGTTCCATGTACGTGAGCAAACATTCCATGATGCGAATTTGCATCTGGTAAATCTCCTTCTGAACCAAAGACGTTAGCATAGTAAAGTTTACCTGTTGTAACTAAATCATTATTACCTAAAGCAATGCCACCAATCGTTGCAGAATCAATGAAGGCACTATCTGCATTTATAAATTCTGTACTAAATTGTCGTATGTCAGAACTATCTGCATTAATTGTATTAATTGTGGCACTATCTGCCGTAACTTGCGATAAAGTTATTTGTGTTGTTGCTAAATTACCTATCGTTGCAGAATCTATATTTGCACTTGTACCTGTAATTGCCTTCGCAGTTAAAACTGAGTTTGCAATGTTTGTAATAGTTGCACTATCTCCAACTTGACTTGTATTTGTAATTGCTTTTGCAGTAAGAACAGAATTTGCTATGTTTGTAATTGTTGCCGAATCTGTAAATAACTGGTCAACATTTACGTTTGTACTTGCTATGTTTGTTATAGTCGCAGAGTCACCAGTTGCACTATCAAAGTTTATATTCTCAGTAGAGAAATGGTCTATGTCTGCACTATCTACGTTTAATTTTGTAATAGTTGCACTATCTAAAGTTGCTTGACTTCCTGTTAACTGTGTATTAGCAATGTTCGTTATAGTTGCCGAGTCACCAGAAGACATTGAAAAATTAGCGGCAGATAAATTTGTAACATGAGCAGAGTCTATGTTTGCATTTGCAACAGTTAACTGTGTAGTTGCTATATTCGTTATGGTCGCAGAATCACCAAATGCCGAGTCAAAGTTTATGAATTCTGTACTTATCTGTCTAACGTCTGAACTATCTACGTTTAAAGTATTAATGGTAGCAGAGTCTACAGTTATTTGACTTGCAGTTAATTGTGTGTTTGCTAGATTTGTGATTGTTGCACTATCACCGAATGCCGAATCAAAATTAATAAATTCAGTTGATACCTGTCTAATATCAGA